AGCATAAAAGGACTTATGTCAGGTTCTGATAAGTTTGAACAAGGAGGTCTTACAAACGGAGGAATGTTTAAGGGTGCTTCACACGCTAACGGTGGTGTTAAGTTTGCAGTAGGTGGAAGAATACACGAAGCAGAAGGTGGAGAAGCTATTATAAACAAGCGTTCTACTGCAATGTTTAAACCAATGCTATCCGCTATGAATCAAGCAGGAGGTGGTGTTAAATTCGCTAACGGTGGGTTTTTATCAACAGGAGAGAAGTTTGCAATGGGTGGAGAAGTTGCTGACGTACAACAAATGATTAGTGGTGCAGGTGGCTCTACACAAATTGTAATGGTAGAGAGTGATGTAACGCAAACTCAAGGTAGAGTGAGTAATATTGAAAGTCAAGCTACTTTTTAGTATATTTGCATTATGGCTATTAGACAAAATAAAGAAGAAGTAGTTTTAGAGTTTATAGATAATATATACAATGAGGTTAGAGCTAAGTTTTCGGAAGATGCAGGGATAAAGAATGTTTTATATCATTTGATAGAAAGCGGACTTGTTGACCCTAAGCAACTAAGAGATTATATGGTTATAAAAGACTACAAGAAGATTATAGAGCAGAACGCAGGGCATAAGACCTATACCTTTATGGACTTGTCTATTAAGTATGATATTTCTGACAGAACGGCTCAAACAATAGTTTATCGAGGAAAAGATAAGTTTAAGAGTGAAAACAACATAAGATAAAGGTTTTACGGATTTTTTCGCAAAGTCTATAATAACTATATATATATTTGCAACTATGAACAAATGGTACTCAATAGAAAACAAAGCAGATGGCAACCCTGTCGAAATCTCAATATACGATGAGATTGGCGATTACGGAACTTCTGCTAAGAACTTTATAGAGGAAGTAAAGAGTGTTAGCGAAAGAGATATTACACTAAGAATCAACTCTGTTGGTGGTAGTGTTTTTGATGGACTTGCTATTTACAATACTTTACGTTCTCACAGAGGTTATGTAAACATTAAGATTGAAGGCTTGGCAGCATCAATTTCTACCGTTATTGCGATGGCAGGAGATAATATTGAAATGTCAGAGAACGGATTTTTTATGATACACAACCCATTCGGACAATCGGCAGGAGAAGCAACTGATATGCGTAAAACTGCTGATTTACTTGATAAGATTAAAAGTGAAATTATCGAGATATATCAAAAAAAGACTGACTTAACTTATGATGAGTTGTCTAATATGATGGATAATGAAACTTGGTTGTCAAGTCAAGAAGCTGTTGAATTTGGTTTTGTTAACAACATAACAGAAGCAATGAAAGTAGCTGCATCGTTTGACCTTTCTAAATTTACTAACGTGAATGAAAAAGAGGTTAACGATAAACTAGGATTAATTAATAATAAAAAATCATTTAAAATGACTGAAGAATTAAAAACTTGGTTTAATGGTGTTAAAGAAGAAATCTTAAACGCTGTTAATGGAGAAAATGTTTCATCTCCTGCTCAAGAAGTTTCTGTTCTTTTTTCTGACAACGAAGAAGTGTTAAACAAGTTTTCTGAACTTGAAGACAATGCAACATCTTTGAGAGAAGAAAAAGAAGAACTAGCAGGTCTTGTTGGAGAAAAAGAAGGCACTATTGCTGACTTGACTAACAAGGTTTCTGAATTAGAAGCTAAACTAGCAAAAAGCGAAGCAACTGAAACGGTTGTAGAAGCAGATAGCGACCCTGTTATTGTTACTGAAGAAGTAGTAGTAAACGAGTGGGATACTTTTGCTAAATCAATTATAAAATAATAATATAAACTAATTAAATTTAAAGAATTATGGCATTTCCAAATTCAGGCTCTCTACCTGCTTTTACGCAGATGGATGCTAACCAAAGTATTATCTCTCCTTTATTCTTAGGACAAGACTATATGGAGTATATGAATGTTCTTCCTGATATTAAGGGAGTAACAAAAATCGA